GTATTTCCAATATTATCTGGATTGGAAGAAACTATTTCAAAAAAATCTTCGTTTTGAAAAATAATGCCAGAGAGTTTATCCGCAGCTCGGCGAACCATTTTAGAGAGTATGTGAACAAAAGGAGTGGATTGCCAGTCTTCTTTCTCAGACCAGGATTGTTTTCCTTGGAAAAGATTCATGGCCAAAGACCAGCGGTCTCTATCAGGTTGAGTTTCTAACTCTGTTTTTTGCCACATTTCTGTGACAAATTTACAGATATAGTCTTCTCGCTCGGCCTTATTGCTAAACTCTTCTGGCATTGTGACTTATTTAATTCGCTGATCAGTAGACATACGAGACTTCGGAATGTCTGACATATCTCTGGTGCTCATAGTGGTATCAGTATGATCCTGCGTCTTTCCATCTGCTACGCGAGTAGTTCCTGGGGGTGAACTCATTTTAATACTTGAGCTGCCGCTTCCTTTCATTCTCGCATCCGAATCTTTAGGAGCATCGTTGAGAAACCCCTTCTCTAACTTTCTTCCGTCAATTCGTCCTGATTGTTTAAATGGCATAATTACCTCCCTTCAAGTTCTCGTTTCCGTTGATAACCGGTTAAATCTATATCAAATGATTCATTAGTAGACCATCCTCCCTTTTTGGGCCTATTATGCCGAACAGACCTTGATGAGCGAAACCCTATTTTTTTAGAGCGCTTTTTGTTGGAACTCTGCTCAAAAGAAAAGCTCTGCATTTTATCGAACATGGCGAAAATCATTCGCACAATATAATCCGCCCTATTCGTCTGAAATCTCATACAATCCAGCACCCAGAATTGATCCTGAAAGCGAGTTATGGCTAAAATCGCGGTATGGTCTGAATAGGTCTCATCAGTGAAGGCGGGGTCTACGGCAATATGAACCATCGGAAATATGTCGTCTTTCTGGCCTTTGCAGAGTTCAATCCCATATGTCAATGCGTCGAGACAATCGTCTGAGCCTTTATCAAATGTGCGAAGCTCTTGGCCCAGATTATCATCCCGATCCATAAGATCGCGTCTCACACAAAGCTGATTCTGATACACAGCCGGTTGAACCACACTACGGATTCTATCATGCTTGTTTTTCTTTTGGGTGGTAAGCTTATCAATGGCTATCTTCCTTCCCTCCTGCCTCATCATCACATCAATGGTAGACATTAGCGCCGCTGATTGTGATTCACACTCAACACCAACTCTAGCGACCGGGCCTAACTCAAATGGTGGAGGAAGGGTGGGGAACGTTTGAATCTTTTGAATATCAAACTGGATGTCATCATCCATAACTGGTTCGTTATAATACAGTGCTGAGAACCTATGTCCGTTCGCTTTCTTAAGAGCAACTAAACTTTCTTCTGTCTCCCCGTATCCATACTCATTACCAAGATCGTCATACCATTTTCGATGAGGCGCAACGAGAACCTGTTTCTTCTTAGCATGATCATACGTAGTGACTCCTACCTTAAAAATCCTAAGCCTTCCTTGCTTACTTTGAAGCTCACCACTTTCAATCTTTCCGCAGTAATCGTCATACGTCCATCTCGTGCAGCAACCACGAAGTGGCGCGCCTAAGTCAATAGTGTTGCACATCTCGCCAAAAAATTTCTCAACACGCCTACGGTGCGTTGCAGAATCCGCCGTCTCCTCATTAAGAAGATCATCAAAAATAAATCCACCATCAAAGTGTGCACCAGTAATATTTCCCCTAACACCGTATGCAGAAAGGGAAGGAATCTTTCGCTCCCTCGTTCCAAACGTATCGTCACCAGAGGCAACATCTAAATAATAACCATCCTCACCCCATTTAGAACTAGGAACACAGTCAGGAAAACAACGCTTAAACGCACCATTCCCACTAACAATAGCAGCCGATGTGCGAATCATTCTCGCCGCACCATCACCAGTAGCATTAGCTACACCAACTCGTTTATAAGGATTCTTAGCCAACCACCAGGCAGGCATTGGCTCGGTAATCATTCCGCTCTTGCCAGCTCCACGCCAGACTAAAGCAAGACCATCATCACCACTCTCTTCCAAATCTTCTAAAAACTTACAAAGCTCCTCCCCGTGAAACCAGGGATCCATCCAACGATAATCAATTACTATCCTAAGATATGTCCAATAACTCGTCGAGGCTAGCATCCCCAGAGCCTTCCACAGACCCCCCGGATCCTCCGCCTCCACCGTCTCCAGCAACTGAAGCTGCTCCATTAGCCTTCGCTCGCACGGTGCTACCCTTTGCTTTGCGTTTTCGCCCTCGACCCTTGCCCTTATTGGAGGGATTATCTTTGGTTCCGGCATTCGACACCTTCACTTCCTTCTTCAATTCAGGACCATCCAACTTAATCTCAGCACCCACCTTACCAACATACGTCATAAAACAATGATACAAATCACCACCAACCTGATACTCCTCAACATAACCTTCAATCTCCTCCAACGAAGACGGCCTAGAAAACTGATTATTGAACTTTATCCGTAGACTGAACAGATCCTCGGAGATACTTTTCGACAAGCTCTTTTCCTCTTCCATTACTCTCCACCTTAACACTATCATTACTAACCTGAGTCTTACTACGAGGAACCCAGCGATCAGTCCGACGCTCAAGTATCGTCTTAATCGTCACTATCTGACCAGACTCAGCCTTGCGCTCACCCAACGCAAATAAACTTAAAAGATGCTCCAATCGACAGAAAAAACTTTCCTCAGCAGTACGAAAATCCTCATAATACAAATTACGAAGATCAAACAAATCACCCAAACTTATGTCTAAACTCTCAGCACAACCAACAGCATCGTAAAACTGCTCCGCTACCATAAAATATTCAACCGCCCGATCGCGAAGCTCTTCCCTTTCCTCCCTTGGTAACTCCTGTATACGACTCCTCAATGCCCAAAACATCATTCAAACCCTCCCCAGTTAATCGCTTCAAAAAATCTCCAAATACTCCAAAATCCTCCTTATGAATAATTACCTCATCCATACCAGGACTAGCACCACCAAAACTCGTTAACTGTATATGACCCGTCTCACCAACCTTCCTCACTCCCAAATACTTCCCAATACGAGTATGGCCAGCAGCAGAGTTCGTACCCAACATCTTTTCAATATAATCACTCATGCCTTCACTCATAACTTTACTCCCCCTCGCTTAAGCTTACCCAACTTCTCAAACACAGGCGCCAGTATACTAAAACGCTTCTCACTCTCACGCTGATACGCCTTCTGACGATCAAATATCACCTGAACCATCGCCTCAAGCCTATGAACCGTAGCTCGCAAATTATCAAAATCACTCCGCTTAGGACGACCATCACGGCCATACTCAACCGTCTCACCTCCACCTCCATCACTCGCATGATAATTCAACGGCAAACTCTCAACACTGTTCTCAACAACATCATGAACAGGATCAAATTCTAACTCAGACTCAACCCTACGACGTAACACCTCAAAATCTTCCATAATCAATACTAGACCAAATAAAAAATATAACGTAAATTTAACTCATGAAACCCGCCCAGAGAGAACACAGAATTCCTACCAGAAAAGTCTCCTCACCAAGAGCAAAAAATATCTCATGCTCAATATTCACAAACTTCAATCCAAAAAAAATAAAATACCAATACTCCCTAATTACACCCCAAGTCGGTCGAAGAACAACAGAAAACTCCCCATGGTACCCAAAAACAGCCCTAAACGCACGAGAAGCTATAGAACTATGGCTCACACTCACTCACGGAATAAAAGAACTACTACTCACCGACATAGATAAAGAACAAACACTGCCTCCAAATTACCCCATATTCAAAAAATTCGGACTCCCCCTCATAAACTCCACCAATATTCAAAAACACGATACTTCCACATTCTCACCAAAAGAATCAAAAAAAATTAACTCAACCTTCGAAAAACAACACCCAAATCATAAAACTCAACCAGAAGACTCCATTATCACTATTCAACGATATAATTAGTCGGGATTAACACCGCTTTTTTTGCGCGAGTCCGGGGGGGGGAATAATATATACAGGCGGGGGGCGGGGCCATCGCTCGAAACCCACCCGTATGGGGAGCGAATCATCCCCTATACCCCCCTATACTAGTACTAAATGAAATGTCTGATAAGAAGACTTATCGGTCAATTTGGCGCGCTACGCAGAATATCGATATCTCTACTCCGCGCTGCTCTGATGTTGTGTGTATTATCTACGAAATGACTGTTGTTGTCCGAGTTGGCATGAGTTTTGCAAAGAAGGGGGGACTCTCAACACATGAACGACTCTTATCCGTAATACTGCATATCTCACTGTACTACACTATATATATCTATAAACGATCTGCGTTTGTGTATAACTAACGTTAACATGACTAGAAGAGTCAGAAAAGTACATAGATACTAGTATGTATGATCGCTCGCATTGTCTAGCTTAGCATACTCTACCAAGTTTTTTACAATAGCTGAAAAAGTTATTGAGTGATTGTGGGTACTTACGCTGATTGCTTGTCGTGTATTGAGATAAATTGAGTACGTTTGCGATTATCTGTCATCATACCCATTGACAGTAACCCCGCCATAGAGTTATAGTGAGAATGTGAACAACAATAACAAAAAGGAGTAATACGTTATGAGATATCACTATTTCTTACATAAATCAGACAATTTTGGTGGTCATACTTGGATTGATGCATATGCCGCGCGCGGTTGTCTCGCAGCGTATGCCGTGTGTTTGGATAATCACGATTGTAATCCTACTTTGCGGGTCGATTATTTGTTTAGCGTTGATGAGCTATTGAGTGATGAGCGCGTAGAGCAACTTGAGTCGATAATGCAACAAAAATGAGGAGAGAAGAAACATGACAAAAATACTAGAAACATACAGAGGACGAGGAGTCAGCGAGTATCTACGACGAGTTGGGAGCTACGCTGCGGAGCACAACAAAATATTGGTGAGCGATGGCGGTCTATTTACAGACTTTTTTCGTGAGCTATCCGGAGAAAGCGGTACAATCGCTTACTATCCCGGCTGGATCAACACATGCAGCCGCTATACATCCGGCACGATCGCAGATCGGGATAAATATGACGAAATGTACGCATTTCTCAGACGATCGGACATACATAAAAAATATGGTGAAATTTGGCAAAGATGCGGGAGAGAGTTACACAGACTAATTCCTGACCCGGAAACAGGGGATTTCATATACGCAGACGAGGACACATATAAAAATCAGAAAATACACGGCGTGAGAGGTTATTACGCAGTAGAACCATCTGTTTTTAGACATGGAATATCAGTGCGTAAATATTATCACGCTGCGGGTCGTAAATTATTAGTACAGATCGGCACTGAGCTGTATCACACGCATAGATCTCACGTACAGTCTGCAATTGATTACGCGATATCGTGTCATCGGCAGCGCCTACGATCTCGTGCCGCATTTATTGACAAAATAGGTAACTTATCTGAGATCTGGGTAGATAAAAACGCGAGTAGTGATGCGGGTAATTGCGCTGTTGGGACAGCCTCGTTTGTAGCACGCAATAAACTAGAAAAATGGGGTGCAATTCGGGCTGATTATCTGCTGTCGTTACAAGACGATCGATTTACTCGCTCAGCAATCACGGCCGCAATTTTACGAAATTAAAAAGGAGAAACACGATGAAAAAACACAGAAAACCTATATTTTTAGTCGATCACCCCGGATATTCTTATAATACTAATGTTGTTTTTGATGATGATGTCGGTCCTAAGTTGAGCGACTATATCACAGAGGCGCACGTGGAGGATTATTACGATTATCACATCGAAAAAATGTATGAATATGGCATACATAGACAATTATCTATTGCTGATGCACGTGACGAGCTGATGGACGACTTTTTAGAGGAGGGCTGTAGCGAGGTTGATGAGAGCTGGGTTGAGCATCAAATATTACTCTGTAACGACACATATTATCACTACAGCGTAGACGGCGCGATCTGCAATGCGTTGCCGGGCTGTACATCTATATCGGACGCGATTGCACGTATAAAGGAAAGCAAAAAGGAGGGAAGACGATGAAAAAATACAATGAGATAAAAAGCTTGAAATTGTTTTGCGAGGGGTTGGATAGCGCGCCTAATTACCGTGAGGTGTTAGGTAGTATTAATAGCGGTGAGGTAGATTTTGAAGTTAGTGGTGTGCGTTTTATCCATAAGGATGTGATTGACGAGATACAGCAAGAAGAGTTGTTGAGTGATGAGTATGTTTTGGGTTGTTTTCGGCCTGAATTTCTCTGTGATTACATTTCGTTGGAAGCTGAAGACATTCGAGAGATGCAGCAGAAAGAGATGTGTGAAGCTTTAGGTAGGTTAGCGTCTAAGCACATCAAGGAGATTCAGGCTGGTTATGCTTCTGCGGATGGTTACGGCCACCACTTCAATCATTACGACTTTGGTGAAGAAGAGTTTGGTGGTTTTTACGTGTTTGATAATCGGATTTAATTTAGGAGGAGAGAAGACGATGAAAAAAGTGTTTTTGGAAAATATGGATATAGATGGTTTTGGCAAACTATACATTGCGCCAGTCACTGGCTACGAGGTGCTTTATAACGGTAAATTTGTTGGTAATGAGTTTGCTACTAAAAGCAACGATGCGAGTGCTAGCATAATCGATCGGCGCATACTCTCAGCGTCGCAATATGAGCGCGTAAAATTAGATGCATCTAAATTTACCGTAAACAAATTCCCGGCGTGGGTTGTGTGGCAGGAGGTTTATCCCGGCGGCGCGAGTCAAGCCCAATTTGTAATCGGGGGCGGCTGCAACAGGTTAAAAAACAAAAAAGAGATTCCTGGTAAGGGGCCGGGGAAATGTCACGATGAAGCTCTGGCGTATAATTTGGGCTCAAGTAACAAAAAACCGACAAATTTTGATCTCACTGCACTGATCGGACCACATGACGTTGTAACACGGGATTTATTATGAGTGATGACAAGCAAGATAGGAGCTTTGGGTTATGAATAATTCGACAATAGAAGTTATCACTGAAGAAGCGCCATCATATTGGGCACCATATCTAATCAACGGCGACCATAGTGGTATGGAGCAATCCGAGATTGAGCAGTGTGATAAATGGCTCAAGTGGACAGGTGGGCGCGTAACTGACTGCTCTGAAGAGTCATTTTTTGGAACATTTGAAGGTATGGGTCATGATTTATGTGAATACACGATAATATTAAATGAGGTATCGTCATGAGAATCTACAGTAAGATAGGAATAAAAGAGGTGAGGGATATGGGAGTTGATGGCTTGGTGTTGAGTTATGAGGTTTACCATAATGGTCGGTTTGTTGTGAGTAAGCGTAGCCATGCCGAGGCGTATGCGGTTGCTCGTATGCTGGAAGTGTCGCACTAATATAATATAGTTATAGGAGAAAGGCATAGGAACTTTGGGTTATGAGTGAGCGCGGATCATTAACAACGGGTTTTATCTATTGCAACCAGTGTGTAACTGATTTTAGGCGTGTATTCGAGGAGCTTAATTATCCCTATCGGCAATTTAGTGAGGAGATGACGGCGTACTGTGTCCGATTATCTAGTTTACATGCTGGTGGCGAACTGGAAGACTTTGAGATGGAGTTATACCCAGCGCTCAAGAGAGTTTGGTGTGGAACACATTATATAGACCTAGTTGTGTTGTGCGACAATGGCGATCTCTTTAGGTGTGTTTTAGGTAAGGCGGCACCAAGGGAGATGTATCGAGGCTACGGCAATTCGCCGATTATAGAGCGATGAATACGGTTATTTGTTGGGGTATTTATGAGTTGTCTATTTCGCTATTAATCTTATCAAGCATTGATTTAGTTTCTTTATGCCCTGGCACGACTCGACGTGCTGGGGTTTTGTCGTTTATGGGGTTAAGGTTTTTTGTTTCAGCGTCGATAACCCAGGATAGTATCGCACGATAGTCGGATTTGTAACGTTTACCAGTCGATCCTTTATAATTGTCTAACCTGTCAACACATTTTTTTGCTAGTTGTTTACCCAGTTTTTGTGTCAGTTGTTGGGCTTGATTGCGTGAGAGTGAGACATTTTCCCTGACCTTTATTTGCACATCATTTTCGTCAATGGGTTTAGCTGTTTTTTTCTTGTTTCTGCGTATTCTGCGATCGGCGGTGGCTCCATTTTTGTCTTTGTTGCTGTATTTGTTGAGCCAGTTGATGACCGCTGCTAGGTCGTACCTGATTGTTCGATGCCCTAGTTTAATTTGCGGCATACCTAGCTGCACTAATTCCCTAACCTTTTTGTCTGACATACGTAGAGCTTTAGCTAGTTCTTTTGTGGTTAATATTGGCGAATCTGGTGTCATGTTGACGCTGCTCCATAGTTGTGTCATAGGTGCCCAATGGCGGTCGATGGCGGTCTATGATGTGCTGATGACGGACTATAAGCGTAAGTTACGGAGATAGCAATATGAAATGGGCGACGTTAATTTGTGCTGTGATATTAGTGAGTTGGTATTTAGCGACTCAAACGGTCGAGTCTCGCTGTGACGCTAATCGAGGCGCTCAGTGTTTGATGGACGAGGATTGTGGTTTTGGGTGTGATTGTATGAATGTTGGTGGTGTGTGGGGCACTGATCGTGAGTGTAGGTGATATGGAAGCCCCTGGAATCTTTATCATTAAGCTGAAACGAATTGAACCATCACCTGTGTTTGTTGTGATAGCTGATGGTACTGGTGATGCGCTTAGTATGTGTCGGGTTGAGGATGAGCGTTTTTTGTATGAGTCGGTGGATGTTTATCAGATCGGCTGGGCCCCAATTGGCGATGATGTACGTGTAGTGCTGCGGTTGTGATGTAATATAACCCGGTGCCTAGATGGATCTGTCCCAAAACCCTATTGCAAGAATCGTGCCAACTTATGGTGAGCCTCTGCAAAGGGCGGGACATGAGCATCAGGGGCGGGTATGAACTACGATCCCGTTTGCCTGAGTGGACCTGCCGCTAGTGCGCTAAACCTTGATGTTATCTCCCAAACGCTTACTAGCGAGGCTACTCAACCATATGACCTGTCATTTTTAACCATGAAATTTTTGCGTGGCTGAAATCATTGAAGATATTAGTTGCATCACGTCTAAACCGCACGTTTTGCAAGCCTATTTGTCTACGATAAACCCGCTGCGTATAATTATTATACACACCAAACCACAGTGTATAACTATTATACACAGTTATCTAGTTGTTATTTAAAAGTAATAGCGGAACAAAAAAAGCTCAAGCTCTCGAAACGATCTCCCGTATCACTCCATCGTAGTTATATCTATTAACTAACCAACTGGAGGTTATGAAAATGGAATACGACATTATAAAAGTGGTTGTATGTGGTTTAGGCGCTGCGTTGTTTGCGATAGCCGTGTCTGGGTGTGGTGTGACGAATGGGAGTACGACCCTAGGAACCACTGGTTTCTTACAAGAAGTCAACGCCAGGGCAAAATACGGCGCTCCTATGGACCATCATACGGAGGCTGACAAGCGGAAGCTCGAAGAACAGCTACGGAGGTACTGATGAGCGAGGCGCTAGGAAAGACCATGTTTTGTGTGATGATATTTATGTCGGGAATGGCAGCAACGATACTACTAGAGAAGTTAATGCTGCTACCTGCGACATGTCAAGTCACAAGCGAAATATTAACTGAGTATGGATATAGGAAATAAAACGATGCAGCTAGTAATAATTGATAGATATGAGAGCGGTAGTTATATCATGACAACGTACGATCGGTATGGGAGAGTAAAAACGGTACGGGGTGTGATACATTAGAGTCATTAGCCGCTCGTCTATTCGTATTCGAGCGGCGTTTTTACTCTCTTCCTCATTACACTCGGCTCCTCATCCAACTGCTCACAGCACCAATTAAAAGAAAAAACCCCCCAACTATCACTATTAATCCAGCGCCACGAGCTGCGCCTGTACTCATCCTCTAGTGCGAGATCGAGCAGGGCTCGTTTGAGCATTGCGATTATTAACTGCTGCTCCGGTGTTTTGTCTGAGTAATATGCATGTTGTTTGGTGCGTATTTCGCGTTTCATACAAGCACTCACACTCACTTACCGATCATGCAGGTCACGCGATATTTTATCATCCCGCATCATCTGACTCAACGTTTGAGCCCTACGTCCCACCTGTTTTGCGTACTTAGAGTCCACAATCTCGCGAGCGGCTGTTTTGTAATCGTGCACCTCTATCGCGCTTATCATACGCGCAAAGTTTAACAGACGTTTGATGCCTATATTATAGCACATATCTATCAATACAGATTTACGCACAGTGGAGAGCCGAGTAAAAAATGGTAGACTGGCGATCAACTCACCGACGACCCGCTGTATGTCATGCTCTAGCAGCATATCTGACTCAGCTAGTGATATACCTAGGCCACTGAGGTTGCGACCGTAGCCGATAGTAGGGTGTCCCTCGAGCGTATCTCCCTTACGCAACGGTTTGCCCGTAGCATCGTCATACACCGTGAGTCTCAACGACTCGTGGTCTTTTATCATTAATCTAGCCAAATTAGTGTCCATCGGAAAAGTATAGCACATTACAAAAAAGTCGTTGACAAATCGTAGACGAGGGGTTATACTAACCACACACTCAGGAGGGGTATATATAGGCATTAAATTAATGAGGGCCAATGACCACACAAGATTATATAGACTCGCTGACGTTTGTACGCGGGGAAGGAGATTACGACAAACACCAAGCCTCTATCATGAGCGCCGCTGTTGCTAAGTGGCGATTAGATCATGGAGAGCCGCTAGGAGATGCTACCGACAAGCTTGACTGCGTTTGTCCTGTTGTGAGGAGACTAGCCGTCTCAATAAACAACATGGTTTGGTGGAAAACAGACGGGGAACGAACAAACATACTCAAACCATTAATTGATAATTTGCTAAACACGAAAGGTAGCGACGAATTAATGTGCCGACGAGCATACCGCTGTGCCGACGTTGCTGTCAGAGAGTTTGCGGCGTCGGCGCTTAGGGCTCGCGGATTTGAGAGTGAGGCTGAGGAGCTAGAGAAACTCGATTCGATAGTAGATAAGCAGACCGCCATTGATGCTTGTGCTTCTGCTGCTGATGCTTCTTCTGCTTCTGATTTTGCTTCTTCTGCTTCTGATTTTGCTTCTTCTGCTGCTGCTTCTGCTGCTTCTGCTGCTTCTACTTCTGCTTTTGCGGCTTCTGAGTCTGCTTTTGCTGCTTCTGCTTCTGCTAATAGGCACAAGTCACGAGATCGCTGCATTGAACTACTACTAGAGCTTTGTGAAATGAAAGACGGAACTAACTCGGAGAAAGGAGACTAGGGTTGTGGAGACCAATGCGGGTGATTGATCTAGGGTGTTCAAGGACGTGCCCTTGCGTGACCCCGCTGTTTTATGGAGGTTCTAATTCCGAGTTAGTTCCACCAATGATTTACATATACCCGGTGCACCGGCCCTACATTTCGCGGAGTGTAGGATGAAGCATCCCGGTGTGGTGGGCACTTTTATAGGAGGAAGAATGAATAGACTAGATATGATACGGCGAGACTATGAGAACTTTACGACTAATAGGACACACGCACCGCCACTAATTTATGCCATGAGATTTGCAAACGATATTCGGCTATTGCTCGAAGTCGCCGACGCTTTTACGCACTTCTTCCACAAGAATAAATGGTCTAGCACACTAAATGTGGAGTGCGAAGAATCCTGGGATAGAATTTGTAAAGCTATGTCCAAACTAGAAGAGGATGTCCAAACTAGAAGAGGACGAGCGATGGAATGGATTAGTGTTAAGGACAGGTTGCCGGAGAGTGGTAAGGCGGTGCTGACGTATAGCCCGGCATTCCACATACTAATAGCCTCTTGTGTAAATAATGATGCTCGTATTTGGAGATGGTGGTTTGAGCTCAGGGAAGTAAGGGAAAGCATTACACATTGGATGCCGCTACCGGAGCCACCTAAATTAGGAGGAAGAGAAATGAAGAAAACAACACCCGAAGAACTAGACGGCTGGATTAAGAGCGGAGTCGATGACGACGGGAGGCCCGTGGTTTGTGTGACCGATGAGAAGTTAGGCGGCAAGATGACGAAACTTGAAGCGATAAAGAAACGGCTACTTAATGGTTATCGAGAGGATATATACGGACACCAAATCGGTGAGATAGCCAATAACGACATCGCCCTGCTGCTGAGGGTGGTCGAGGCTGCAAAAACATACAACGACGTCATAGGGCCACCCATTCGTTGGTGGAACGACGCTTCCAAAAATGCGTCAGCGGTACTCAATGAGGAGCTGGCAAAACTTGATGAGGACGAGTAATGGACGCTGGGTTCGTAATCTGTAGTAAGTGCGGGAGGGGGAGCATTCCGTTACGTTTTACTGCGATCAATGCCACACAGGATGAAATAGAAATGGTTCCCGCTGTTGTGTTTAAGGCATGTCAGGCAAAAAAGTGTGGCCACGTTATGACCGAGAAAGAGGTCAAAGAGCGCATTAATGCATGGTTTAGTGTTGAAGTAAGGGAGGAAAAGAAATAATGCAAGTATTAATTGAAAACTGTCAAGAGAATAAAGAGCAGTGGCTAAAGGCGCGGGAAGGGAAAATCACTGCGACGATGGCGTATGATGCTGCTGATATTGACGAGGGTAGCTCGCCGATGAATGCTTGGCTTGGTCTACGTGGTGAGCGGGAACCTTTCCACGGCAACGAGTCAACCGAGATAGGCTTGTTATTGGAGGATGATGTAGCCGAGTTATTTTGCAGGCGCTACATCGAAGACAATCCAGGGGCGGACGTTAAGCTAAATAAATTTGATGTGTTTGGAGTACACGACAAATACGATTTTCTCGGAAGCTCTTTTGACTGGGAGGTTATAATCAATGGGGAACGTAGTTTACTTGAAACAAAAACGACAAGAGCGAGATTCTTGCCTCAGTGGGAAGATGGAAATGTTCCGAACCGATACCGAGCACAGTTGCTGCACGAACTCGCCGTTGACGGAGCAGCGAGACGAGCTTACATCGCCGCACTGGTTTTCGAGCCGACACTCAAATACTCATACATTGACCGGGAAGAAGAGCTTGTGGATGAACTGGTACAACGAGAACTGCGATTGTATGAGCTGTTCAAGCAAGGAACTCCACCGGACCTCAAGAACCCAACGCAAGAGCATCTTAAGGCGCTTTTTTGGGAGACTGATGAATCGGAAATAATATTGGAGCCGAGGCACCAGGAGATAATCGCATCATACAAATCAGCCTGTGACCAAGAGAAGCAAGCAAAAGAGCGAAAGGCTAAGTGCCAAGCTGACTTACTGCAATTATGCGGTAAAGCAAAACGTGCTCGGTGTGGCGATTACAAAGTGAGCATTGTACGAACCGAGTATCAAAACTTCGACACGGCGCGGTGGAAAAAAGAAGACCCAACGCAGTATGAATCGCTGAGAGGGCAGTACGGCAAGCCTGTGAGTTATATGTATGCGAGAATTAGCGAAAACAATAAGGAGAATAAACGATGAACAAGAAACCTGTTTTAATCACCACAGAGTATAGAGGTGTGTTTTTCGGGTATGTTGAGGATGATTCAAATTTACCCCAGCAAATCACATTAACAGACGCGCGTATATGTGTGTCATGGAGCCAAGCAACCAAAGGCGTATTGGGTTTGGCCGATAAAGGGCCGAATGACGATTGTCGCATTGGCGGTAGTGTTCCGAAACTTACGGTGTGGAAGATTACATCTGTTACAGACTGCACGCCAGAAGCAACAGAGAAGTGGGAGCAAGGGCCATGGAAATATTAGCAACACAAGAGCTGATATGGCGAGCACAGATGTTTGGTGCATGTGTAGAGGGGCTGCCGGATGTTGGTAATAACCTCGATTTTAGACAGCTTCTGTGGCTGTCTGGCACAAAGTGGAATGAGCTAGAAAATCTTGTTGTGCCTGCGTGGGCGCAAGCTGGCCGTGGCCGTGGCTATGGCGGTGGCGATGGCAGTGGCTTTGGCGATGGCAGTGGCAGTGGCTATGGCAGTGGCTATGGCGATGGCAGTGGCTTTGGCGATGGCAGTGGCCGTGGCCGTGGCCGTGGCTATATTGGCTTTGGCTTTGGCGATGGCAGTGGCAGTGGCTATGGCAGTGGCTATGGCGATGGCAGTGGCTTTGGCGATGGCAGTGGCAGTGGCTATGGCCGTGGCTATGGCAGTGGCTATGGCGATGGCAGTGGCAGTGGCGATGGCAGTGGCTTTGGGCTAGAACTAAAAAACTGGCCAGGAATTAGCGAGGAGAAAAACAATGAGTAAATTTAAATCAAGCAAGAGCACGAAAGATATGATGCAGAGCAAGCAAGCGCCAACTAGTTCAGCGGGGCAGTTGTTGGCTTCGGTGAATAACGGACTGCTGGAAATGAAACCGAGACTAGAGGCGGTACTACCAGATGGCATCACGGCTGATAGGTTTATGACCACCGCTTACTACCACGTTAGGGCTAACCCGCATCTGTGGAACGTGGAGAAGCAGAGTTTGTTTCTGTCTTTCTTGCAAGCTGCACAACAAGGGTTAGATTTTGCAGTGCCAAACGAGGCGCATATCGTGCCGTTCAAGGGTAAGGCCACGCTGATTAGAGGCTACAAGGGAGACTTAAAGAACGCTAGAAGGAACCCTGATATCACCTACATTGATGCTAAAGCTATCTATGAAGCAGATGTGTATGACGTGGAACTAGGAGACACTCCACGGGTGACACACAAGCCACCAAAGTTTGGTAAGGATAGAGGACCGCAAATAGGTTTCTACGCTGTAGCAAAGGATAGAAACGGGAACGTGTATCACGAGGAAATGACAAACGAGCAAGTACACAACCACGCCAAGCAGTACACCAAAGCAGCGGAGAAAGGGCCATTTTCAGAAATAATTAAAAAAGGACCAGAGGGTAAGAACTGGGAAGCATACGGATTAAAGACTGTGATTCATAGAATCTGTACCAGGAAACTAGACCTCAACACCTACTTCGGCCAATCGCTAATGCGCGAGTATGCACAAGACGACAAGCCAACGGCCCCGATGCAGATAGACGATGCCGCGTTCAGACCATCCGACCCAGTGTTTGAGGCTGAGATTGATGAGGGCTTTGATCCGACCCAAGAACAGACACTACCGAAGGTAGAGATAACAGACGAGGACGAGCAGAAACTAACAAAACAACAGGGGATGCTATGAATAATTACAGTAAATTGCCGGAGCATATGCAGCCGGCTGCAATGAGGTACATTGAGCATGGTGTTAAACCAGGTGATTTTATGTTTGCAGTGTTAACTAACAATCTCGTGGCTGCATTCAGTTATGCCGATGCGGCAAATAAACGCTATATATATAAATGGGTGGAGTGGTTGATGGCCGACTGCCCTGAGGATGCGTGGGGTAGTAAAGATAAAGTGTTTACGTACATGCGTAAAACACAAAACAAAAACTAGGAGACTGAAATGCCAAAACTTAATTTGTCAGTGCTTAACTGGTACTGGGTATGGGTTGAGCGATACATGGACGATAACGATATCGGACTAGCCGAGTTGTTTAGGGAAGCTATAACACCGAAGCTATGTGCCGAGTATCCAGAGTTTCGGGAAATAATACGTGCAGAAAAGAAGAAACAATCTGCGTTAGATCAAGCGTAATGCGTAATCAAGTCATTGATATCGTGCCTGTGCCATACACACGGATGACACAACGCGATCAATGGAAGCCTCGACACAAGAGGTATAAAAAATACAAGGACGATTTACGTTGGCTGTGGGACGGTGCCTTCCCGTGCGAGATGACATTTCGATTCTGTCTGCCTATGCCGAACAGTTGGAGCGAGAAGAGAAAAAGAGAGAGCGAGGGTAAGCCACATCAGTCGAGACCGGATTTAGATAATTTAGTGAAGGGTGTGTTAGATGCGTTATTAGATGAAGATAGTTTGGTGTGGAGATTCTCCGCTGAAAAAATCTGGGGTTATGAAGGTCGAATTGAAATATACTATGAATAAACTAAAACTAAGAGTTGGGGCTAAGATTATGAGATATTTGATTATATTGATGTTGTGGTTTCCTGGTGTTGTGATGGCTGAAGATTTGTTGGGTAATGCGTTGCCCAGTACTATCCCGCAGGGGGTTCATGATGTGGTGGTGGAAGCTGGCGGGTTGGAGGATGCTCCTGTGGATGGAAATCATCCGTATTACCATTGGTTATCTAGTGGTCATACGATAGAGGTGTTGGATGATTTTTATGTTGGGTATGTGAGTTATTTGGAAGGCTTGTTGTTAGCGGTTGATGAGCAGCGATTGTTGTGTGAGCAGGAATTGGCGAGCGGTGATGATGATATTCCTGGGTGTGTTGAGGTGAGTGATTTTGTTGATGGTGCTGGTGGTGCGTTGTGGAAGCCGGTTAGTGACAATACCGGGAACCCTGTGATTTTATATCCGAAGGAACTAACTGGACAATTGAATCGCAGCAGTTGTGAAATTTTTGCATCTAACGGCGATAGGCTACTGGGATGCCCTTATCGGACCACCGCTAATGGCGGGAGGGAGCACTACGATGTTGAGTTTCCTGCATCTGTGTTGGTTGCTGAAGCTCCTTTGGTGGTCCGTATATTGAGGACGGATGGTTTATTTGACTGTCGTCGGGTGGATATTCCTACCAGACGGTATGATTGATGGCTAATCCTACTGGTGTGAAACTGCCGAGGAGTTCGAATGAGGCGAAGAACATTCTTCGTGAGATGGTATTCACCCCATCAATTTCTAAAACATTAATTTTTGATATGATAGAAACTCTTGACAATATGGCTTACAACGAAGGCTATTCCGAGGGTTACGTCGATGGCTATCATGCAAAGAAGGATGATTATAAGCGAAGGGTTATAAAAAGTAAGAGTTTAAAGTAAGGTTACACTTTTCCTTTTCGTTGTTGTTTTATTTCAACAACCTTTCTCCAAGCGCCTGTCACAGACTTACCCCACTTGACCGCTTTGTGTACTAGACCCGCAATTAGCCCAGCCAATCCCGCCTGCACATACTCACTGGTTCCATATTTGTTAGTCAGGATATGCTCAAAAAGCTCGATTTTCTCCTGCAACGAATCCGCACCAAACCCCCCGGCCAACTCAGATGCCACTGCTGCTAACAATACTATAATCGAGATAAGTGATTTCTTACCGTCTAACATTTTCCATAGCGGGCCTAGTGCATATCTTAATATAATACTTCTCATTGTGTTTCTCCTATTTATCGTTACGAAAGTTCTGCCAAAACTCACTACCTACATGTTCTTTAAATGCATTAAGCAGATACTCGCTTTTTTGTCTCCAGACTTCTTTATCAATATAATCAACTGTTCTAACAACTATCCCCTTTCTCCAGCCAGTGACATGAGCCAGGAATGGTTTACCGTTCTTTGCCCTAATAACTTTAACTCGTATAAGAGCGTCTCCCTCTTGATATGCTATCCATCCGATCTGTCTTCTATCAATCAAACTCTCAGTTGATATTTCCCGGATCACCTTTCACCTTCCAGCTATCATCATTGCTCACATCAACGAGATTTTTTTGTATTCCTTTTGCTATTTCCATTAATTGATCTTCTTTTTCGATTTCTTCCTGCGTTGGGTCAGGGTCGAATTTGTCGCGGCAATGTGCCGACTGTCCACCTACCGTGTCCTCCCAGCAAAGCTCAACACACTCGGACGGCACACATAGTGACGGCACCTCTTCTTCCCACGGATTGTAGCCCAACTCCCGCTCAGCCATTACGCGCACACGGATGTTCTCAAAAAACTCTAAGCAATAGAGCTGCACATAATCGTTTTTATGCTTCACGCTAAGGGGTTTCTGGTATACCCAGAATATCTTCTCCATAAATAGAGGGTTGTTCCACCAGTTTGCTGTGTGTGGGACATCGAGTTTTGAGGATGACTTTACAATCCGAACTTCAAATGTTTTGCCAGGGCCGCCTATTCGTTTACTAGCACACCACGTGTCAACGGTCTCACGATACGTCCGGTCTTTCTGGTACGCTACGTTTGGGGTATAGTTCCCGGACCATTTCGGATGCTTCTCAGGATATGCTAAGCTTCTCGGTAAAATTAACATTACTTGCCCTTAACCTCTCTCTTCAATGCTTCTCTAATCTCTAAAACTTCGTTAACTTTTCTCTTGCTGCGTGGTAGTGCCTGGTCTCTAACAAACTCCCTTAATTGCTCTCGTCTAGCAAATACCTCGGACTTGCCGGGGTCTACTTCGAGCGGGCGAACACCAGTAATCGACCGGAGTATTCGCTCATCTAAGTCCAAACTTTTATTCGTTGCTGCCCTGGCAGTAGATAGTGCTCGTCCGTAACCTGGGACTAGTTGTGATAGCCATGCAAGGCGCTTCCAATCCGCTGTAAATGTTCCATCACCATTGTCTCTGGCATTTAACAACGTCTGGTTCGCTTTGTTTATAGTCTTAAAAACAGATTCGGGTATTGCATCAAAGGGGTGGGCAAGAAGTTTGTCATAATCCTCTTCGAACTTAGCAACCTTCCTCAAACTCTCGTCGCTTAACGGTCGCTCAAAAAAGAATGAGTGGTCGGTAACAAACTCTAATGGGGTTTTTAGTATTGGATTGAGGTTTGCCAGTGTGTTGGTCATAGCACGCCGGGTGTTGTGTGCCCCAGCATCAATAAGACTTTGCATCGTTAACTCACGAGGCGCACGCAAGTTGATGAACTTGCCTAGCTCTTCTATCGGAACACCAAACCCCTGTATTAGTTTTGGAAAGCCGTCGTCGCTCCGTCCAATAAACCGGCTGATAGTTTCCTGCCCTCGTAATGTTTTTAATTGCTCATCCATTCCTTCGGGAAGTGGTATGGCGTTTGGGTCTCGTAGTATTTCCGCTACCCCTTCAACGGCATGAAGCTGAGATGTTAGCCCGCCTGGCCGTGTGACCATAGCTGTCATTGTGTTTGCCAACTCTCCCCGTGCAAACGAGTAGAAGAAGAAGAGGTTGTTTAATACGTCTCTCTCGAACTTAGTTTTCCCCCGTGCATAGTCAATCATCGTTGTTCTAACCTGATTGGCTGCTGTCGAGGCATCAAGCCCCTGTTTTCGTAGTTGGAAATAAAGATGCTCTCGGCCAAAGTTCTCGATAAAGTTTGCAAAATTTGTAGCACCAAGGTTTTCGGCAACGGCAAGCTGTAACCCTTTTCCATCCTCTCTCGCTGTTGACATCACACGAGACCAAAAGCCCTTACCATGCTTTGGATCATCCAAGGTTTTGTTGGCAATTGATGCAAGCTGGTCGGTTATATGGTTCTGGACATCTACCATCGCCGATGCAGACTCGTTTAAAAAGCCAAACTGCTTTGCTTCTAACTCAAGTTGCCTGCCCGAAATAAACTCGCCTCGGATGTTTTTTATCCCACCGGCTCCACCTCTTCGTAGCTTATACGTTTCGTAAAGTTTAAATGGGTTGAAAGCCTCTCCAAGTGTGGACGCCGCCTTGGTTCCCTGTAGCTGCGCCGATACGAAGTTACGTGCATGAAACGCGGGCCACCACAATGTGGCTCCTAGCTTTAAGTTTTTGACCCACCCCAGATAGCTTTCTCCAGCTCGTACGTACGCTTCCGCCATATCAGTATCTCCTCTAGATCTCACAAAATCACTAAAGCGGGATAGGGTTCCTCTTCTGTCAAGGGACTCATCCAACGCTTGTGCAAAACTTCTTGGAATAACACCGTTAAAATAGTTCTTCTCTTCCGGCGAAAGAGAATCGCTTCGTGCCACAAATTGCCGAAACTTTTCATTCGGCATCTCTGCTCCAGCACGACCAACGTTTGTTTCTCCTGCACGGCCCATAAGTCCGGTTCTATATTCATCGAGAAAACCATTTAGCCCGAGAACCGTCTCACGCTCTTTGTTGGAAAACGTAAGTCCTAAGTCGTTAGCTACTTTCTGTGCATCTTTTGTTGCATCCAGTCCCGGATTCCCTTGAGCAACTCTTTTAAGCTCATCATATCGACGCACAGAGAAAAACTCCCCATTATATTTCAGGGCAGAGAGCCCCTCTAGCGAGGTCTTTCCTTTATCCGCTAACAGTCCTAACCGAGCTGCCTCATCAACTCCCACGGATTGCATGGCCGTCTGAACAGCATCCTGTGGAGAGATGTCTCGTCGTCGTAAAAACTCTAAAGCGGCCCTACTTACCCGCTCGTTCTTGGATGCAACAGCGGCCTTAATGGCATCATATGTTTTTCTGGGTAGAGCTATCTCATATCCAGCTCGCTCCAAAAAGTCTTTCTCTGACTTGGCAAGCCGTTGTTGAACAGTTCTATGAAACCAAACCTTTCGAAGGTTAAACTCTGGCAACAGACCAGAGGTTACAAAGGCGTCATCCAACGTTGTAAATGTTCTCTCAAAAGAAAAGTTGGGGTCTCTGCGCTGGATGTTCTGCATGGCCTGTGCAACGATTTCTTTTTTCTTTTCAAATGGCATTTTCTCTGGAGCTTTATAAAGGTGGGCAAAGTATTCCTCACGCTCAGAGTTTAGGAATCCGTTAATCCTTCCTTCTTCGGCATAGCGGTTGAAGTCTTCCCGAACCAAACGAGCAAGCCTAGCTCCCTCATCTCCTAGCCCGGCTCTCTGTTGATTAAATATTCTTGCTGTTGCCTGCACTGCTCGTTCAAACGCAGCCCCGGTATCAATGTCATCAGCTAATTCATTTCCGGCATTAAGTAGGTTCGCCTTAAGCCCTGCCTCCATCTGCCTTCCAAACGCTTCAAGCCCCTCGTCATCACCCCCTAGCTTAAACCACTTTTCAAACATGTTTCTAGCTTCAGTATCTACCTGGTTTGCTAGGTGCGATCGTTGCATTTCATTTTCTCTTAACAGGTCCAATGCTACATCACTCCCTGCTTGGAACCTTCTTGATACAAGCGTAGGAAACTTCCTTGCCCCTTGCATAATTCCCGCTGCGAATATCAACGGCGTGATGTCTGATTTCTTTGCGGCGTCCACTGCTTTATCTAAAGTCTTACCAACACCCACACTCGCGTTGTAGAGAGGGCCGCTGAGTGCATCAAAGATAACCTCTGACGATGCAGTAACTACCGGAATATCAAAACCCGGACTAGAAAGAAAAGCTGGGAGACTCGAGTAGCCTTCCCCAACCGCCGGAATAATCCCCGCACCACGTATAGCGTTTTTCTTAAAGAGATCCTCAAGTGGCTGCGTGTCATCTAAGTCTAGTGCGTCTCGTATTCGTTTTTCTTGGGCAGCAAGATCGTCTACCGCCGCCTCCGCCGCTACAACAGCCTCGCCTCCTTCTTCGTGTAAGCGATCCAGCTCTGACTTACCGCGAAAGTCTTTCGCTTCGAGGTCTCTTCGTTTTTTAAGAAACGCCTGGGCTTCCTTGAACGGAGCCACTGCCTCTTGTTCTGCTTTGATTTTTGCGTTGAGATACTCCGCCTGATCCTCTGCAAGCTCCCCGGTCTTTAAACGCTTCTTCTCCTTAGCAACAAGGTCTTCGAAAATATCTCGGTTTCTATTAAGAATAATCTCATCAGGGGTGGCTTTCTTTCCTAGCCTAGTTTTTAGAGCTTTCTTAGAGAGGGTCTTTCTCCCAATTTTTGCTCCTACTCCACCGCCTAATGTAACGTACGAAACTGGGTCTAAGGCTACATCCCCCACGAAACCAGCCACGCCTCGCAAAACCGGGCTGTCTTTAAATACTCCCTGCTTTCGAAAGATATCTGCAACGGTAAGGTCGTCCTCTGTTCCCTTAATCGCCGCATCGAGTAAGTTCTTGTCTTTGAAGCCTGGGGTGTTGGTGAGTCCTGCAACTGCTCCACTAACAAACTGTCCTGGCGTGCTAATGAAATCAAGTAAAGACTCCAAAGCTCCTGGTCCTGGATCGGATGGAGGTTCAATATCTAATGTTTCTAAGTTTTCCTCTAGGGTTTGGATTTCTCGTTGCGCGGATTTAAACGCTGCATTGGCTGATCGCTGGCGAAAATCCTCGTTTAGTTCGCCGCTGGTAGGGTTCCCGAAAATATCTGGCACAACTCGTTATTCTCCAAGAGCTTTTTCTATAAGCGCCTTTTCATCAGCATTGTTGGTGAGACCGATCAGTTGCTCCTTAAGCTTCTTTTTGCGTGAAGCACTCTGCCTTCCTATCGCGGTTCGAATCTGTGCGATTCTATCCGCATCTGAAAGCCTCTCTTTATTAAGAACATTAATAGCCCTATTGAGCGGCTTACTGGCTCTAGCTGCGGCACTCGTCCTAACAGCGGCCCGCGCCCTACTCGCAAGAGACCCCTTTGGAACCGCTCTACTCGCAAGAGAGCGTAGCAACCCTCCAGCTCGTCCAGTTAGTTTAACGATACGCCCCTTTGGGGTAAACATAATTCCAGCACCCAAAAGCGTCATGACCGTACCAAGTCCAACCCCATCATCTTCTTGCTCCGCTTTGGCGCGGTCAAGCGTGGATTTAAGTGATGATGCATCAATTCCTTCAGCCCCCAAAGTATTTATAACTTCTTGGGCTTCCTCTATCTCACCATTATCTAATAATGTTTGTATCTCACCCGCTGCTTTATCAAAAGCAAGCTGTTCCGCTTTATCTACATCAACAACTCTACCCACGTCGGGTATCGTTTTTGCTATTTGTAAAAGATTTCCGTCTCTTTCTAAAGCTTCCCTCGTTGCGAGTTGACCAAACTCACGACCCGAAACATCATCTTCCCGCCGCTGGTCTCTAATCTCTCTAGGAAGAAACTCAGCGATTGGCTTATTAGATTTAGTAAACGTGCCACCCAATTGCGCCTGCTCTTTGGTAGGAACAACAGCAGGAACGTTCTGAATCACGTCTTCAAATCCCTCCTGCCCTCGTACTGTAAATGTTGGTGTTTCGGATTTCTGCTTTGCATCTATAAGAACCGCCCTAACTGCTTCAGCCGTAACTGGCTGGCCGGACTTAGCGAGTCGATTAATATTTTCTGCTGCTCGGCTTGCCTGCTCAATCTCTATCGGATCAGCTCGTTGAATTGGCACTCCTGTTTGGAACTGTCGCCCTTGTCGAAAGGCTTGTTCAAGAGTCTCCTTTTCTGGGAAGAAATCTAATATCTGCTGAGCGGATTCAACGGCTTCTTGTTCGAAAGCGGCTGCCACTCGACCAGAGCCGCGAGCAATGTTTTCTAGCGTCAGGGCATCTATGAAACTATCTGTAACATTTTTTGTTTCTTCGTCGATGCTCTCATCTTCAAATAGTGGTTCCGGCATTATACTAATCCTGATAGCGATCCGAGAATCTCAGTGGGTGAGATTTGTCGGGTTGATTTTAATGTTCGGGTTATTGGTAGTCCAGCTACGTTCACAATTTGTTGATTCGTAGAGGATAGATTCCCACCCCGCGTTGCTCCTCCAATAAGACTTCGAACAAACGATTCCCGTCTAGCTTGGTCTCTAGCGCGTAGATTGGCTTCCAGTTCAGTGGCTCTGCGTTGTAACTCTGCTTGCCGCTCTAAAGTTTCCATCGCTAGCTGTTGCTCAAACTCAGCCCTATCTCTAGCAAGAGCCTGTTGCATCTTCCTCTGAGCAAGCCCCTGACTTGAGCCTGCACTTCTAATACTCCCAGAGGCACCTCCTCCAGAAACTTGCCCTTTGGCGTTACGCTGTGCTTGAGCCTGTCTGCCAATAGCCGCTGCCTCTAGTGCTTGCTTAACTGTTTCGTTGAATTGGATCCGCTTCTGACTTGCGCCTACACGGCCCCCCGAGCCACCACTAAGGGCCGGATGTATAGTTTTCAACATCTCAACCACGGCGTCTGGGTTCGTTTGTGTTAGGTTTTCAAGGATAATGTCCTTGCCTGAGAAGGGACTACCGCCACCCTTCGCTGCCTCACCAAGGGCCGCAAGTCGTTCGCTTTTCTCGCGCGCTTCTCTCTCTTGCTTCGTTTCTCTTCCGCTTTCTTTTCCGCTAGGTGTTGACATTCGTCTTGCTCCTTGCTGTTTTTCTGCTAAACGGCGCAACTCACCTCGTAGTTGGAACTTCTCCTGCTCGGTCATTTCGGACATTGTAAATAGTCCTTATCTTCCCAACCCACTAATAAATCTGTCGAAGTTTTCACTAAATCCGGGAATATTAAACGGGCTAGGATTTTGCGGTGTGTCGCTTGCACCAGATAATAATCCTTCGATAGTCATTCTTCCAGTCGGAAGACCTTTTGCAAAACCGGGTACTCCACCAGAGGCAACACCACCGCCGCCTCCAGTAGGTGTGCTGGCCCCAGCGCCGGGACTGCTTATAGAAGAGTTGTTGTTACCACCGGTATTTCCACGGGATGAACCAAAACCACCGCCTATCCCACCAGAGGCAACACCACCGCCGCCACCTCCTGATGCCGGTGTTGGTGTGGGTGTTGTGGGTGTTGTGGGTGGAGGTGCTGCTCCCCCGCCTCCACCTCCTGTGACCGCTCCGACAAACTCATCGAGAGAGTTTTGTAACTCATCGTCGTTGAACGCATCTAAGATAGCATCGTCAGCCTTTATGGTTATTTCCGAATCGTTCGATGTCCCTTGATTTGTGTTATCAGGAATAATTCCTCTCTCTCTCAACATCTTAGTTACTGCATTAGTGGCGAAGGTTTGAATACTATCGTTCACTAGTCCACCACCAGTGATTGACTCAGCCGGGGATTCCCGCTGATTGCCAAAGGCTGCTGCTCTCAGTATGTCGCTGGGAGCAAATAAATCTGCTAATATATCAAATGATGTCGCCATATTAACTTACTGTTTCCTATCCCTCTGTCGATGCTGGTATCCCGCCAGGAAAATTAGTTCCTGTTTGCGCGAATAGTTGCTCTAATAGTGCGTTAAATTGACCCACAAATTCGGGTGGCAATTCTGGAGTTGCAGCAATAGCTCCGATTGTGCCCTGGGTGGCTAATGAATCGAGAATATTTCTAAAATCATTCTGTGCCTGTGTTTCATCTAAAGCTGCTTGCTCTAATCCAAGGCGACCCTCGCCAAATGACTGCTCAAACGCCTGTCGTAGACGCTCTATTTCATTCTGCTCCTGCGCTATCTGTAGTTGGTTAGCAACTGACTGGGCTCCTGTGTCGGCCTCTTGTTGGCTAACTCCTAATTGCCCCCTGCCCAGCTCTAGTTGATTAGCAACCTGCTGCTGTAAGGTGTTTGCCTGTTGTTGTTCAACGCCTAATGTGCCGAGTCCTACTCTCCCTTGAGTTTGTGCCGTTCCTAGTCCCGTCAAGCCCTGCCCGATGTTTGATAAAATCCCGGCACCCTCCTGCCTTCTTCGATTGAAGTCCTCCTGAATATCCGCAAGCCCCGTCCCAAGGGCACCGAGAGTTTGGCCTCTAATATCACCCTGTCTTCTGGCCGCCTCTCCTGAACGAGAACGTCCGAGACCTGCCGCCTGGTTTTGAGCTTGGCGCTGTTGGGATGCTTGGGCTGAAGCTAATCGTGAAGTTAATCTATCTGAGGCAGTCGTAATATCCTGCTGGGAAGGAAGAGCCGATGCGGCTGCTTGTTGAAACTGCTGTCCTGCCTGCTGAAAAAAGCTCTCGTCAAGCTCGGGAAGTCCGTTTGGCATTAGTTGTCGTCTCCTTGTGTATCTGACAACGGGTAAAAATGTAGAATAAATCCGTCAAAGATTCCTATGCCGGAAATGTTGGTGTCATCAATCCCGCGTATATTTATCCATTTTGCAACACCAGAGGGTATTCCCGCAATAGAATTTGGTGAAGTCCAGTCGAGAGGCTTGAATATCGCAGGATTCTTATGCGGCTCTACGGCTTCACAAGATATTTCAACAGTAATTCCCTGCTCTAATGTGTTGATGTGTGGAAACTCTATTTTCACAAAACGCTTTGTGTCTGGCGGCTGGCCTTTTGCGAGAGTCGGGTCAATCATTTGGGTTAACCATTCGGCTCGATAGCTCTCACCCTCATCTTGACTCAATCCCTGCTTAAATGTTTGGTATAGTCGCCCGAGGTTTACTCCTCCCAAAAACATTGTCTCTTGCAGAAGGTTTATCTTACTGCTTTTTGAGCGTGGAATATACGCGCACGTAAATGCTTTACCCGCCGTGTTTCCATCTGGTGCGATATTCCAAGAGTATGTGGAGTTTAGACCGTAATCAGGGTCCATACCAAAGACCAACATACGAACAAGTTCATCAGTTGGGACATCGCTTACATCATCGTCACCTGGTTGTGTGACGCTAAGCGCCCAGTAGTTGGCACCCCAATAGTTAGCAGACCAAAACCTACCACCCCAGTATTCTTCCGCGGTTGTTGGAGTGGTGGTCGTGGTTGTAAGACTCCAATACCTTGGGGCACTGTAGTTTGTTCCCCAATAAGTTGTGCTGTAATAGGCCATTAGCTAACGGGCTCCCATGGTATAGTCTGACCGGTAGAAATGTTTTTCCACTGCACTGAGATGCTTGTTCCAACTTCTCGCCAGAGCGTATCTCCAGTTGACTGTAGGGCTAGGCCAAAAATAAACTGTGTGTTCGCTCTATCCCACTGGCAGAATAAAAACGATCCCTGATTATATTCCGCAATCATCGGATCTCGGATTATATTCCTAATCTTCTCGCTGTCCTTTGAGTTAATACCATTTGGAGTTATGAAGGTAGGCCCATTCACTCCCCAGAACGCAACGGTGTCATCGTTTCTTCCTCCAACGGCAATACTTTTATGAAAGTGAGTGCCCTCAAACGGAAAGGCTTCTCTAACAAAAAACTCTGTGTCGGTCCTTCCTTGTATTTCGTTTATTCCAAATCCTGGCGGAGAAAAGACGTAAAGCCCTCCTAAGCGGTTTCGCGTAAGTCCTGTAACCTGGGTTGGGAATCGCTCAACACGGTCACTAGAAAAGTATTGTAGGGGATTTCCCGTTCCATCATCTGGGAGCGAGTACCAAACCTCGTTTCCCTTTGCTAACCACATCCGGCTTTGATGAAACGCGCCTACATAGCACGGCTCTGGTGGTGGGTCATGATCGCCTGAAAGTGGCGCTGTCTCTAATCCAAGATCGGCATCCGCTGTTGAGTCGGTATAACTTGTTGTCGCAAGGGGGATTTCAGTAACAAACCTATGAGGTAACTCTCCTGCGGTAATAGTTCTATAAATTCTCTTCTTATCAACTCCTTCTTTTGCAACGCTCGTCTCAAGTCCGGACACCACCACGTCTTCCCCATCTGGAGATATTGTCGCTGAGATAGTAGAGGGAGAGGACTCCCATCCGGTAGTTGAATCGTAAAAGGTATAGACATAGGTGTAGTTTGTTCCTGTAATGCTTCCGCTTCCCTGAGGAGCAACCGTCGGAGCTTCAGTTGGAGATGGACCGCCAAGCCTGAGTACAGAGCCCGTCGATATGTCTGTTATCATAGCAGGTCGTGAGGCAAGGATAATGAGACTATCGTTTGCCTGCATGATGTCTGCTATCGCTTCTATATTAAAAGAAACATGTGCGCCCTGGGCTATCGCCTCCCACTCGTTTGATGTCCAGTTTAGTTTCTCAATCACACTTTCGCTTGAAACACGTCTATGTCGAACAATAGTTTCTAGAACAGGAACCTTGAGGCTTGGGTTCGGCTCCGCAAAACCACCAATCCCCCAGATATCGCCAAAGACGTTCCACGCATTAGACCCATCCCTCTTAATGAGCGTACCTAGCTCGCGGTTAACATGGTAGTTGATGAGACTAAGAAATGTTATTTGTGGCGCGGCAATGGGTGTTACTAACGTATCTAATCCCTGCAAGTCTTTATAGTGAGCGGTTTCCATTTATCTTCCTCGACGCATCTTCTAATATAATCCTCATTCGCCGTATCTCTTCATCGAGTTGGGTAAGGCCAAACGTGCGAAGGGTGGTAGAAAAAGTGTTGACTGCTGTAAGCACATCAGCAACGTCTTCTTCTAGCATGGTTAAATCTACACTCCCCCCCCCTCCCGATGTATTGTCTGCTATCTCTTTTACCACAGACCCAGCAACTGCCCCGGCATACGTATTAGAGGAATCAACAGAGAATAAGTCATCCACTGCGGATTGTGCCATAGCTGACACGGTTACATTATCGGCTGTTTCATCAAAATCCGAGCGGGAGCTAACTGTAGTATCTAAATTGTCTAAGTTGTTTGCTCTGGCAGTCGTGAGCTTTGTGTCATTAAGGGCGGTAGTGTCAACTAAAATATCATCGACATTAGAATCAACAACCGAGATAGGCGCGTCCAGTTCATCAGCCCATCCGCCAACAGTGATAGATTCTTCTCGTGGAAAGTTATCGACATCAGCATCCGCTGTAGTTGCAAGGATATACAGTACGGTATCAGCAGAAGGAGCGGCTGATAGGTTGTAGCTATAAAGTCCTGGGAGATTGGTAGCATCTACCTCTGTCATTGTGACAGTTGTGTATGTTGTCCAGATGGTGCCGTTCCAGAAGGTATTATCGTCTTCCCGGCGGATAGATAGATCGATAGTCGCACCAGTTTCCCCTGCCCCAGCCGAATCAAGGGCAGTGACATAGATATCAACCGTCTCTCCTTGCTGAACTCTGCTCACTACGTGTCGTCTTCCTCTTCTCTAAACACTATCCTTCTATTGCCAGGCGTTGATGGGCTATCTATTAAAAAGTCAACTACCTGGTCTACCGTATAGCTGCCAAACTGTTCGGGCAAAGCAGTCTTTAAAACACCAAAAGCCTGCCCCCAGCTTGTCCTTATAATCTCATTCTTGAGTCGGCCCGGCACACCGTCGCTTTCAACGTTAAAGGTAAGAGCCACTTGATTTGTGTCAGATGGGTCTGAGCCTTGAAAGGTTTGAACATCTACAAGCGTCTTGCTTCCAAACAGCCCTGGTGCTGCTGATTTAAGTATATCGAAAATTTGCTGAGTTGTTCCTTCGATATAAACCTGCTTTTTCTTTTCTGCCATTTTAAATCCTATTGATTTCGCCTATCACTCCAAAAAACAAGCCAGTTTCTTCCATCGAAGTCGGCTCCAACTATATATGCTGTTCCTGCTGGAGATATTGAGTTGCTAACATTATACATCTGCTGTCCACCCGGTCGATAGAAGTACGCATCTATATTTGATCCGTCGAGCTTTGCTAGCATTATGTTTCGTCCATCAAATGCAACCCCATCTATGTCTGAGACGATAGAAAAAGAGTTGTTTAAATCTAGAATCCTATCAGTCTTCACCGTCCAGAATTCTAGCGTTGGCGTACCTGACGGGTCTTCCACAATAAGTATATTTCTTCCATCCCATGCTATGCCCTTTTTCTTAGAGCTGTTCATTGTCAATAAATATCGACTATGCGCCGTTCCACCATCCCACCCATAGCTTTCAATATAGTCTCTTTTGTCTACCAACGTTAGAAAATCTCTTCCGTTAAACGTCAAAGAAAACCGCGTCGTTGCACCTGCGGCTATAGGATCGCTACTTATCTCACTGTAATTTCCTAAGCCATCGTGCCTAATCTGCCTAAAGTTCGGTGCTCCAACTAAGGACGTGTTTCCCTCCTCTGTCCAGCAAAAGTATCCTCGTGGGGTTACACATGCTCCATGATGCCTAGCCCACGGTTTAGTTCCGCTAAATGAGAGCGTGTGAACCAGTTCGTTGTTTATCAACGAGCCGTCTGGTCTGCACCGCATCACATACAAGTCTCCGATTGCACCTGCCATTATCTAATATTCTGTGCTTGCGCTTCAATTGATACGGTAAATTCATTGGTTGCTGATGTTCCTGTCGCAACCACTCGAATTCTAAAATCGTCTCCATATGCTGGGAGCTGAAGAACTTTGTTTACTTGACTAGCGACCTCAGTATCTTCAAACATAATTGTTTGATAATGATATTCATCGTATTCCCACCAGGTGGTCCCGCCATCATCAGAAACTTGTGGAATGAACTGAATACGAGTCGGAGAGTTGGTTGAGTCAACATCTAAGTAAACGGAAACCCACGCATGCCGCTGTGTGTTGAGAGTAGAACTGTTTGCCGATGTTGTAACATTATCAAAAACCTGAGCATTCATGAGGTTAGAAGTGGATGTCCTCTTTACCAAAGGTGAGGTTAGGAGGAAGTTTAGGGCAGCATCCGTGTCCTGTTCAACATCAACGGCAGCAGTTCCGTCAAACGTGGTAAGGAAAGAGCCCAATCTACCTTTAGTATCAAAATGCGCGTTTACTCTGTCGCTCGAACCAACTGACGTAGGATTCTCACCCACTGCTTTTCCACCAATCTTTACCGGCTCTCCGGCGTCGGCTGTGTCATGGGCTACGTCGCCCGAAACACTGGCCCCATCACTGGCTGCATTGTCCCAATCATCCATAATGGCAAGGGACGTAGAGGAGTTTGAAGTATTGGTGTCGATGTTATCGAGAACAGCGTTATCGGTAGCACCAAGGTCAGCAGTCACTGTGCCGTCGATGGTAATCGAGTTTCCACCATCCTGGATATTAACTGCCGATGCCCCGCTAGCATTGTCCACCGTGACAGCATGACCATCAGGAAGCTGGTTTGCGGCAGTAGCAACACCAGAAACGGTGACATCGTTATTAGAACCAAGGTTAACCGTGACACCATCTGCGCTAGTGCCTGGCATCCGGTCCCAGGTCGAGCCATCAAACACTAGATTAAATGCTGCCTCTGAGTGGGCTATTGGGTTTGCTAGATTGTCGGCTAAGGTAACAGTTGACGCTGGATCGTCATAGTAGATAAGCAAGTCGTCGGTATCCGACATGGACGTTGTGTCATGGTCCAATGTCAAAACATTTGTAGAAACCGAGCCAACCTTTGTTGCATCAGCGAAGTTAAAAATGATAATACCGTCAGTTACATTTGTGATTATTAGCATCCCATCAAGAGAAATGCTGGCGTAGTCGTCAAACGTTATCGTCTGAGCCGATGCGTCAAAGGTGTAGTTTGTTACTCTTACTTTTGCCATTATAGTGCTACCGCATATGCTATTGCTAAATCTTCACTTACTCCGCCACCGCCGGAGGGAAGATTGCCTATTTGAACTTTCTTTCTATTATTAGAGTCCGCACTGTCCGCTATTACCAACAAGTCCGCACTAACTGGCGTTCCCTTCTCAGTAAGGTTCTCAATGTTGCCAACATTGTCGGCATCGACGATGTAATCAAAGACCGCGCCCTTGGTCATTTCTCCCACTACACTGGGCATGTCGTCTCTCTCCTATGGCTGCTCAGGAATGTTCTCGTTTCGGTAAACTCGCTTCGTCCTGTTCTGTTGTTCTATCCGGATTCATTTTACCAGCTCCTTAAGTGATTCATAATACGTTTCGAGTCTTGTAAGTCTTGTCTCTCGTCGTCTTGCGTGCCGTTCATTTTCGAGTGCTTTTTCCTCTGTGACCTTAAGTCGTGCAATTGCGTCGGAGATTCGGTTTGTGTTTTGTCTGTCGATTCGTTCGAGGACTGCGAGTCTTGCCGAAAGGCCCGTATACAACGCCGAAGCGCTAAACCCTGCGATACTGACAAGTAAAGCAATGCCGATGAAGACGACACGAGTATTAAAATCATTAGGTTTTCTCCCATTGCTCACCGTTTTATATGCTCACTGTCATTGTTGTTGGGTCTGTAAAGCCTGGGTTTTTGGAAACGTAGACATAATAGTCTTCCTCGAACCCAGCATCGTTTTGTACCGTCAACTCGTTTCCACTATTCGCATCTATCCAAAAATCTCCAATCGATTCGAAACCGCCGATTACAATTGAAGTAAGCGCACCAAGACGAGCCGGATACGCAATGTAGGTATATTCTGATCCTGTTGCATTGACCGTCATATCACGACTAGACATCGAATTGCTCGATATTTGCCCCGGTTCACTCGCTGTATTGTCTTTGACATTGTCTTGGTCGTAAACATTTCCGCCATCCCCGCCTGCGTCCAGAGCTAGCTCCCCCCAATAGATATAGTTTTGTGGCGAGGTAGAGGTAAGCAATTGGAAGTCATCGCCGCCGTCAGCAAGCCCGGTGTCGGTAGAGGTTATACAAGCAAAAGTTTCTGAATATCCAGCAGAGTTATCAACGTTTGAAACACCTGTTTGTACTGATGGCGCTACTGTTGTCCTGGTTGAGTTAAATGAAGCAGTGGCCATACCAAAACCACTATTCCTTCTTACTTGCTGAACGTCGCTAAGTCTGTCCGCGTAGGCAAAGACCAAATAGTTTGCCGTGGTAGAAATGTTATTGATTGTTTGGTTTCGACTTTCGTTCGGTCCAGAAACTTCGGTAAGCGCTTCAAGGCTGGCCTCTGTTTGGTTGCCTTGTGTTAACGTCGAGTTCCCATATCGCATGGTGTTGTTGAATGAAACACTCTCAGTATCCGTCGTCCCATCCGCCGACTGAGATAACGTAAACGTTACTGTCCCACCCGCACTTGATGGGTACTCTACAATCTCAGTGTTTGTCTCTGGCCCTTCTACAGGAGTCATTGAGAGATTACCTGACCAAGCGTTGTTGGCCCCAGACATTGCGACCTCGGCGGTCATACCACCGGGTGCATTAGAATACGTTGCAGTAAACGTAATAGCGCCGACACCTCGCCATGTTCCAGAGCCGATTAGTTGATTAGTATCTGAAATGCCGTCAGAAAACGAATCGATAGAGAATGTAAACTCATCAGTATCTCCGGCAGTTCCCGGAACCCAGTTGCTGCCGTCCCATTTTAGAACCTGGTTTAAGCTCGGGGTTGAGGTAGTAGTGTCTGCATCTGATAAATCATCAACTCCCTTAGCCGCAAAGTCGGTATCAAAATCAGTGCTATCGTAATGGTCTAAATCAGAGATTTGTGACTCTGTAATACTTAAAGCCGCTTCATGCTGGGTAATGTTTGATTCGGCAATTCTTGCATCAAGAAATGTCCCAGAAGTAACATCAGAAGCATCATGAACATGAGAAGCTTCGGCGAGCCCAGCCTCTGTTGGAGTTTGGTTAATCCACTCGCTCGAACCGTTATCATATGCGAGAATATCGTTATCACCTACAGACGTAATAGTAACGTCAGAAAGACCGGCAATGACCGAAGTTCCACCTCCTGATTTGATGCTTTTTAAAACAACCATTAGTCATCTGCTTTTAATGTTACCTTTTTCGGCTCCATAACTCGACGAATCATTTCAAAGAAAACACCATTAGCCACCTTAGCAATCACTGTGGTGCGCTCTTTAAGGCGTTTGTAGTCTTCTGAATCTAAAACTATGTCCTCCTTTGCACCTTTAATTCTTTCAGCAATTTTACCAAGCTCGTAGACATCAAACTTAGGGTCTTTAATATTGGCGTTTGTAATAAGTTTAGGTAATTGCCGTCTAGGATCTACGGGCACCGCCTTATCATCCAACAGTACCCTATTCTCCCCATCAACTACCTCAACAGTGTCAACATACTCATATGCGCTAAGGTCTATTCTATATCCTTCCATTGTCATGCTCTAGCTACTAGGCGTAATAGTTATTGCCGTTCTGTTGTTGTTAGTATCCGTCGATGCCGTGATTCGAACTAAGGTTCCGTCTGGCGTCGAGAAGGTGTTACCTTCATTGCTGGTTCTTCCCGCTACAGCGGAGAGTATAACACTCATCGCTTGTTGTAGAGTGACGCTACCCGCCGTTTCTATAACATCATTTGTCACGGCATCACGAACAACGTCTCTTGGAACAGCTCGGATATTCGCAACATCGGTAAGCGCGTTAATCAAGACGTACTTACTAGTTGCATCTGGTTGGATGGTCCATGCTGGATAGACCGTTGCTACTTTAGTAGCTCCGACGTAGTCAGTAACCACCCTACTTTGTCCAGCACCTGTTCCTTCCTGAACTAGGATAGCCTGCCCATTATAAATATCGTCAGTTGCAGAGGCTGCGGCAGCAAGCGTTATTGTGGTTGAAGCCCCACCTTGTGCTGTGCCATCTGGTTCCCCTAAAGCACGCATACGCTTACCGAACGATTCAGAGGTAGTATATGTTGAGTCGAACACCGTATCTCCTAGCCGCTCAACAACAGCTATTTCAACTCCTGTCTCAATAGTGTTGGCAGATTTATATCTGATAAGAGCTGTGCCTAGCGTATCCAGCTCTCCAGCCGTAAGTTCTACATAGTAGTATCCATCAGAAATGTGGGTTAGTGTCGCCGAGGTACTAGTAAACGAGCCCCCGTTTTTACTAATTTCTGGCTGCCCGCCGCCTTCACCAGTCTCTGCCGTTATGCCGTCCGTAGCATCGACTAGTAGCATGTAAACTCTTCTATTTGCAGCGGTGGATTCACTTAAAATGTATTCCCGTGCCGCGCCGTGATATTGAGCCATTGTTATCTCCTCCTCGGTATTTGTCTTGCGCGAATATTTCTAAATCTTTCAACTGGGTCTGTCGTAGATTCTGATACAGAATCCCACCCAAAACCTTCACAAACTGAAGCCGTTGCTATGTGAGAAGCATTGAGAACCGGGTCTTGATCAAAACTTAGTGTGTCATATCCAAGTGCTTGCCAGGTGGCTAGCGTGTGTGTATCGCCTAAAGTATTACCTCCATTATCAGAGGAGAATAGCTCAGCCTGAAATACTTGTGCATTAGTGTTATAATAACAGTTTGATTGAAACGTTAGCTTTCCGCCCTCAACGACATCAATATAAAGGGAATCGCTGCCATATACGGATGTAATAAGCATTCCACCCTCAAGTCCCGAGTAGGTCGCTGCGTCATCCACAATAACATTGAAGCGGAAGGTGAACGGTCCGATTGCGGCATAGGTGTTTGATGGATTGTGTTCAAGCCCCCCTCTGCTGTTATAGAACGTATTATTCTCTACAGTGATATTTTGATGAAACGTTGGCCCACCAAGGTCTCTCGTGTACATAGCACGAGTCGAGTTAAGAACAACGTTTCTTCTAATGTTTCCATTTCTCTGCCCGGTCGCTATCGCGTAGAAAGAGCAGTTATAAAGAACGTTATCGTTAAATTCAAAATCCCCATCAGATGAGCCATGCTTATATTTAAAGCAGGAACCGCCGAGGGCGTTGGTAGTCGGAATAGAGTGATATATAACATTGTGATGAAAGTTATTACCGTCTCCAGTAAAGATAACAATGTTTGCGCTATTTTCAGTCTTCGCGCCCCCGGTGTCGGTGTTAACCCGATCGTAGTTATCATGGATATGGTTGTGATGAACTTCTGAATCAGTAACCCCGGTAAATTTAAGTCCAGCTATGTTGTTGTTATCAGCAGCATTCCAGTCATAGAGTTCCATGTTGCGGATTTCTATGTTATCGGCCTCTGCAACTGACATAGCAGAACCATCGCAATCATTGCAGCCACCAGTTATGGCCAGCCCCTCAAACAAAAGATACGATGTTTGTAAAGCAGAGAACGGTGTGCAGTTCATTCCGGTTGTGCAGCCGCTTCCGTCAAATTCTGGGGTTTCGCCAGGGTATGCTTTAAATTTAATTTGATTTGATGCGGTCCCAGCAGAGGTCCGAAGAGAAAACATCGACTTACTGTTCGTGTCTTTTTGATAAATCGTTGTGTAGCTACTTCCAAGGAAGTAAACAACGTCTCCGGCTGTTAGTGAAATGTGCCCTGCGGGAGCAGGATCTCCGCCTGAGCCATAATAGGTAAAGTTAGCTGTTGATGCCCAGGGAGCCGCATAGGTGCCAGCGGCTCCATCATCTCCTGAATCAAAATCAACGTAGTAGCAGGAGCCGCCACCAGTTGCCTCACAGAGTGGGGTGGTGCCGTTTGCTGTGCAGGAAGAATACGCACCACCTACTTGGCAGAGCCTGTATCCATCTACACAGCCAGCAGCGTCATATATTCCTGGATAGATATATCTATCAGTGTCGTCGCAATCATCGTCCGTATCGTAACCATCTCTATCTTGGTCGTCTGTGGAACAAAGGGAATCCCCTCCCGACATGTCGTTATCAACGCCGTCTCCACAAATTTCATCGGTTGCTTCCGCTGGTGGGGGTCCGCCGCCGCCGCCGCCAGTATTTTCCTCATCGGCTCCAATATCCCAGTCAGAGCGTGTCTCCTCGTCGATGTCGTCTGTAATGGCGAAATCCGAGTCTGCGCTTAGGTCAGTAGCTCCACCAAGTGCACCGGAGGCGTCTGCTGAGTCGAGGTGATAATCGTCGTTCGCTTCATCCACAAACGTAACGGTTGCACTCGTTATTCCAGATGTTCCGTGAACATCAGCATCCTCTGATAGGTTTGTTGTTGACGTGTCTGTGTCAGCGGTATTGGAAACCATGTAGCAGTCTGCCGTTCCTTGGCAGATATTATTCTTCATTCGGAAGATATCGGTTGTGCCGTCTAATGAATGGTCAAAACCCGCAGCACCAGCAGTCGCACCGTTTGCAGATACTGTATTGTTGTAGATAATAACTTCATCACTATCGGACGTTCCAACACCAATTGCGCGATAGTTTTGTCCGTAAATAATAGAGTTTGCTAGGACGAATTCTTTTGATGTGGTGCCGTTGGTGGACCTAATTCCGAAGTTTGCGTTTGATGTGGTTGGTGTGCCGGAGGGCTCATAAGCACAGATGGTGTTTATGATATGAAGCTCTGTGCCTCCAGTCCATTCGATACAGGCACCTCGGGCATCATCATTTGCGGTGTTTTTGACTGCAAGCCCATCAATATGTACACACCCTGTGTTTACTTCAATGGTGCGGAAATAATCCGAGGTTACGAGTCGGTATGTGTCGGTTGGGAACTCTCCCTCATGAATCGAATTCGATACTCCACTATCGGTTGTAATGGTAATGCAGTTTGAGGAACCGGATGTCCAGTCAGTACCAACTTCAAAGCCAGAAGTGTCTGCGGCTGTACCTGAGATAATAACCTTATGAGTGTCTCCAGCGGAGACAAGGTCCGTTGCTTCTGTTGCATCCCACGTAGCGAGGTCACAGTAGGCTGAGTCTGTTGAGCCATCTGTTTCATTTGTTGTTCCGTCTTCATCACCGTCACACGTGTTGTCTGTGTTTACATACCGAACAACCTCAGCAGCATGAGCTGGGAAAGCAGTAAGTAGATAGAAAAGTGTGATAAGTAGAAATAGTCGTTTCATGTCCACCTACGAATTATTATAAACCGCTAGCTTTTTAGCTACACCATTAATTTGAATCGGAAGATACTCATCTAACGATCCGGCTGTTGTGAGCGTGTTTACAAAGTTCACTGTCGCAACATTTAAACCATTGAAATACTCGGTCGCTGTTCCTAAATTAAAACTACCCGCGGTGTTTGGCCGAATAGCATTGTCTCCGGGATCAAAGTCGATAATTAAAACATCCCCATCACCAGCATCGGTAAATCTAACCCCTTCAGTTGTTCCAGCAGTTATATTGAGCCATTCGTCAGCTACAATATTAACATCGAGTCCCGCAGTAAGAGTTAAATCAGAGCTTCCTCCAGAAGCTGTAATGGAAAGGTTTCCTGCGTTTGTAACAGAAGAACAGTCACCAAGACTGGTGATATCAGTGTTAGCCCCATCCTTTGCCGCATTTAAAGCCCCGCGGGCTCCCGATGCGCTTGTTGAGCCAGTTCCTCCCTGATTGACCGCTATGGCAGTTCCTTGCCAGGTTCCCGTAGTGATAGTGCCAAGGGTTGTGATGGAGGTTTGGCCAACGTAGGAACTATCAATGTTGATAGTTGGATTTCCTCCCGCACCCGATCCATTTGAAACAGAGATTCTATTTGATGTTCCCGTAATTGTTCGTGGGCTAAATGTGTTAGCTGCTGTCTGAGAAACTATACCAGCAGACGTTGACATAGCGGAGAGACCAGCTAGCCCAGCGTCGTATGCCTGTGCATCAACACCAAGTTCAAGACCAATACTTTGTCGGAGCGTGTTTCCTGACTCTTCAACCCAGGAACTTCCATCTCCAACTAAAAGACTACCGTCTGCTGGTGCCGTAATAGCTGCAATTGCCGCCAGGTCTGCTGAATATGCCTGAACATCTTGGTCAATTCTAAGACCAACTATTTCGGAGTTTATAATTTGTACGCCTTCAATAGTAACACCCGCTCCTGGTGTGTATTCATTGATTATGTCAAATAACAAACTACTATTAGACGTGTTAAAAGCTCCATAGCCGGTGCTATCAGCTTGGTCACGAATCTCGATTGGTCCGCCGAGCGTTTTTGGCGAAATGAAATCTATTGCTATATGATTGCTTCCCCCGGACGGTTCAATAGGGCTACTTGCTGCCATAGTTTACTCCCATCTAATTGCCCCGCGAATTCGTCTCATTCGGCGGCTTTTGATTCTTTTTGTTGCAATCTGACTTCGCTGTTCTGTTTGAAATCTATTTCGTCCAAGGTTGTATTCGCGCTGGAATTTTTGAAACAGCCCTTCCCTTGCTCCAGAGAACATCTGTGGATAATAGGTGGTGGCTCCAAGTGCGATAGTCCGATGGTGTGGAGATGCAATCTCCGGTGTCTCATCATCACTAAACGCTGCAATTGTTTTATAGTAAAAAAGATATGCATCCCAGGTGTCTGAGACGGTTGGAAGAGTGGTAAATCGGAAGTTATCGTTGTTATCAAATGTCCACTGATATCCTCCTCGTGTGTCTCCTCGTAGGGCTGAGAGTTGTCTTTTGTATGTTAAGTATGACACCTCCTCCCAAAACTCCTCTTCAACCTCGCTATCAGCGGGATTTGGATCAACTGCTATTCCATAAATTTCTGCAAGGTCAGTAACTTCAAACCCACCCGCACCTAGCGGCACCGAGGTAGTTGCTGAGGTAAGACTAACGGGAGCGGTTTTTACCAGTAGTTCTCTTGGATTAAAGTCGGAAACCATCTCCTCAAGTGTTGCTTGCAGAGCAGTCTCCACGCCGGTCTTTATGTCGCCAGTCGTATTAACCGGAAGGTCAAGGTTTAGAAACACTTGTGTGCGAAGCTCTGCCCAGGTAGCCATAGAAAATAGGGGGCCGAAGCCCCCGTTTAATTTAAATGTCTGTAGCGATAACTTGCACAGAGGCAACAACTGATGCGTCGCCACCTTCTGATGCTCTTACCCACCATCCTGTTCCTGCTGTTATTTGACGGTTCGCCTCTGAAACTAAAGTTTCGTACGTCGTGTAGGCTGCGTCCGTATCAACATCAATGGTTGCAAGAACTGTCGGGCTTGCTTCCGCCGTTTCTAAGATAAACGTCTCCCCTGTCGTTGCCTGAGTAATTACCTCAACCCGCAATTTAGTTACAAGGTAGTCTTTGTTCTTGTTTCCAGGAGCACCAAGAACTTTAGCGTCTGAGGCAGGAGTAGTCGTAACGACAGAATGAGAAACAAGGTCAGTATATGACAAACTCATAGTTTTTTCTCCTAATTAATTATGCTGATGTATAATGAATGATGCGACCATCACCGTGTGACGTGTAGTTCCAAGGAACTACGTAGTCTACAAATGACTGCCACGCGATTGCTTTGTTATTTCCAAAGTCATCGCCAACATTCATGTTCACACGAAAGTGCATCGGATATACCATCATTTCTTTAATAGCATCCTCGCCGAAGAGAAAGCCTGACCCAAGATTATTGGACCCTACATCATCAGCAACAATGTCATTATCAATAGCAAACCGCATTCGCTGCACTCGCCCGATTTCTCCTCGAAGTGCTCCCTCAGCTCCAGATGGTGCATACTTCGCAACATCTACCCAGCCTTGTGAAGTAACATCACTATTTAAGTCATCCTCAATTTGAGGAGATCCAATAAATAGCCAGTTAGAGCCATCAAAGGTTGGAATGTTGTTTCGAGTAGCCTCAAACTTAAGCTTCCGAGCTTGCAACAAGCTAAACGGCAGGTCAGCAGTTTCGGCTACCGTTCCATCGTTAGCAAATGTATACTTATCGGTAGCTGAGTCATCAGCAACAAAGGTAAACGAACGACCTGATACGGCTTGGTCGTAAATTACTTTGTTTTCTACTCGTGCAGCATGATCACGAAGAGCTCTTACGATTGGAGCTTCTGTGTCCAGTCGATCAAGGTCTTCTCTTGTTCCCGTCCACGGCACCGCAAACGCTCTACGGAAAACTGTTCCTGTTCCGTGAAACGTTGGCACTTCACCAAAAGGAACTTTTTCCGTTTCCTGTATCGCTGTATCCGCCGAGCTAAGAGGTATTCGTCCATAGAGACGAAAACCGACTTTATCCCCGGAGTTTTTGCCGAGTAGGAATTCGCTTGCTGGTTCTACGGCATCCTTCATCACCATCATTAAATGGGGAATCATCCGAGCTTCTTTCGAAAGCTCCTCATTGTCATAGATGGTGCCGTCAAGACTAGCCCATGTAGTTGACATTTTTTATCCTCCTCTTATCTTAAGTAAAGAGAGCCCGTTGAGCCTTGCGCCGCGATAATCGCTGCTGCATTTCCTCGTTCAGGATCTCTGAAGTCGTTTTCTTTTTGTCTTTCGGCGTTCCTGATGAGGACGCACTTGCGCTAGAAATCGTTGTGGCTTTGGAAATTCTATCTTTGACAGTTCCCTCACCTCGTTTCTCCATATGGAGATCGTATTTATTAAGAGCCTCTTTAAGTCGTGACCGAGTATCTTTTGAGTTCTCAGTTTGACTATAAAACAGCGAGAAGAGTTCTTGGTTCGCCTTATCGTTAATAACGTCAGGTCTATCGGAAAGGACTTCTCTTCCCGCTGTTTTAGCTTCTTGTTGCTGTCCTATTACAGAGTTAACATATTCCTGCATCTCTTGTCTGCCCATATCTTGCAGGACGCCGAAGACCTTATTTGGATTTTTGATAAACTCCTCTAAGACCGGATCAACCTGGCTTTCGCTCGTTTTGCCTGTAATAGCATTTGCTATCTGTTGCTTTTGTTGTTCTAGGGCAGATTGAATATCCTCTTTAGTAATACTCTCCGCAGAGCCAGACGTTGATTGTTCGTCTAATATCTTTTTAACAGCAGCGGCAGCGGCTTGCTCAGCAATACTAGAAACGTCCGGGGATTGGGTTGTTTGTTTCGGCTCTTCCTTCCCAGGAGCGGCGGCTGCTTGTTCCTGATTCTCGTTCTCTTCGCCCTGTGTTTGTTGTTCTTCGCTCATTATGTTTCTCCTTTTTTATTTGTTCTATTTCCTGAAGTCGTCGTGCCGGTCCATCGACTAGTCCATCCAGAATAAAGTCAATAATACTTATTGCTCCTTGTGCGTATCGTATCGAAGCCTCTTCTGAATCTCGTGACTTAAGCGTGACCAAATATCCGTCCCGCTGCGCTTTTAAGGGCTCGATAAAAAATTCTCTAAACCTTTCTTCTCCTTTAAGTGCTGTGAAGTAATTCGCGCGTGCTAAGAAATCTTGTTCAACGTTCACCTACCTGCTCCTTGTCCTGCTCCATTTACTATTGGGGGCGTTTGTCCTGCTCCATTTTGCCCAATGGGCTCTGGTGGAAATCCTAAGATAGCTCTAATATCATCTGGGATTTCTGGCGGGCCTATTCCTAACTCCTGCATAGCCTGAAGAGTTAAAAGAATATGCTGCACGGCGGCGTCGGTAGGAGTTTGTCTGAGAACTTCGTAGTGAACAGGAAGATGTAACTCGTGTCTTTCGTCTGGAAGAATAGAAACCATCTTTCCGGTTCGAAGAAGTGCGTTTTCTTCTCGTGCAGTGTCTTGTGGATTATTTTGTATCAACCACCTGTTTGGCTCGAAGCCGTGTTGTTCTACCATATCGGCTACAGCTTTGTTCCAGTCAATTTTAGATTGTGCGCTTTCGGGCATACGGCTGAGTTTATCTAATAGTTCATTAGAGTTTGCTAGACTTTGGTGCCGCTCAATTCGTTCTCGAAAACCCTTAACCCGAATTTTGAAGTTTCGTTTAATCTCGTTGTATCGCTCAATTTTTGGAATGTTGCTCACAAGTTGGAATTCGGAGCTTGTAATAATACCCTGAGTATGTAGGTCTTCAAGAGAGCCTGTTTCGAATCCAAACTGCAAGGTTATGTTCATCACCTTCTGAATAATCGGAACGATAAAGTTTTCATCTAGTTCTCTTCCGAGGGCAAGAAGACTCTCATCAGAGCGATCCACGTTTGCATTAACTTCCGATGCGGTAATCCTAGCTCTACTCGCCTGATTTGCTGACGTGACATCTACGCCAGCGGCTGAGAAAGCTTGTTGCTCTAAGCGATTAAGTGTTTGAAAGAGAATGGTTCCTACGTTCGTATCGAACTGTAGTTGGGAGAAAACTTCTTTTGCAGACTTTCCAAATGTTTCGATTCGTTGGTTTGGAAATAGCCCTTCTTCAATGTCCTCTTTATTATGAATAGCATTCATATCAACCACAAACGGCGGGTAGCTTGCTAACTTCATCATATCAATAAAGTTACTCCACAAGTCATTCGTAAGTAGTTGTTGGTCGATTGCGTTATCGGCAATTCCTTCTCCCGCTGCTTTAAAAGGAGAGCGGGAAAAACGAGCGGTTACATGAGGAGGAAGTTGATCCCAAAAACCGATGCGGCGGTCTTTAAGAAGAGTTTTGCCGGTCGCAACAATAAAGTGGCGGTTCTCCTCTATAACTCGCCCGTCTTTCCCTAAGAGTGGTCCATAATATTCTAGTAATTCAATATCAGGGGTGTGTGCGCTTTGCTGTGGAAGCTGATCGCGCGTAACTATTTTCTGAGACTCGTATGTAGATATAAGACTTTGAGAAGTAAGGCTGACATGATGGCCTTTCTTAAGAAGGTCTTCTCGTTTTGATTTATCAAGTGCGTGTGACTCAAACAGTGGTTCTAGCTCATAGAATTTCTTTGTAATTCGTTCAATTCTATACCCAGAGTTTTCAACTCTTGTAGCATTCGGCTCCCAGGCATAATTGCGCGGGTCAACTACTTCACCCTCAATGCCCACCTCTAATCTACGCTTCGGTCCAAGCTGTCTTTCTAGTCTAATTCGCTGTGGCTCTCCCTCTCCGGTGAAAGCTTTAATATCGTCCAGAATAAGATTCATTATCTCATCCGGGTCAGTGGGAATGTTTTGTTGAACGTCTTTAGGAAGTTTCTTTTTGTCCTTCTCCTCGTCTCGTTGAATCTCCTTTGTAATAACTTCCCCGGTCCAGACAATTCGAGGAATGACGTTTAGTTTCATAATTCCTAGTCCGGTAATGCCTCCTGAAATAAAGAAGTCATAAGCAAGGCTAGGGAGTTTCATCATCCCAAGATGATACCGAACCACCTTTTCAAAGATTCGTGCTAACTCAGTATTTCCCATA